TTCCTTGCAGCGTCTGAACAAGAAGTACTATATGGCGGTGCAGCAGGTGGCGGTAAGTCATTTGGATTACTAGCTGACCCAATGCGGTACTTCCATAACCCTAACTTTAATGGGTTGATACTTCGTCGTACTAATGACGAACTTAGAGAATTAATTTGGAAATCACAGGAGCTATATCCTAAAGCATTTCCAGGAGCTAAGTGGGCAGAGAAGAAATCACAATGGACATTACCTAGTGGTGCAAAGCTTTGGTTAACCTACTTAGAACGTGAAGATGATGTTAGACGTTATCAAGGTTTGGCTTTTAGTTACATTGCCTTTGACGAGTTAACGCAGCACCCAACACCATTTGCTTGGGATTATATGCGCTCACGTTTGAGAACGACTGATCCAGACCTTCCTATATTTATGAGGGCAACTACAAACCCTGGAGGCGCTGGGCATGGTTGGGTTAAGAGGATGTTTATTGATCCTGCTCCTGCAAACCAGGCATTTGTTGCTACAGATTTAAACAGTGGTGAGCCTTTAGAATACCCAGAAGGACATGAGAAGGCAGGGCAGCCATTATTTAGCCGTAGGTTTATTCCTGCATCTCTCACAGACAATCCATATCTTATGGAAGGTGGGCAATACGAAGCTAACCTTTTGTCTTTACCAGAGAACCAGCGCAGACAGCTTTTAGAAGGTGATTGGGCAGTTGCAGACGGTGCAGCTTTTCCTGAGTTTAGACAATCCGTACATGTAGTAGAACCGTTTGATATACCTCACAACTGGGTACGGTTTAGATCAGCGGATTACGGATATAGTTCGTGGAGTGCAGTTCACTGGTACGCAATTGATCCTGCATTCGAAACCTTGATTGTCTATCGAGAGCTATACCTATCTAAACATACAGGCAAAGACTTAGGTCGTGCTGTTTTAGATGCAGAAATGGGTGACAGTATTAAGTTTGGTATACTTGATAGCTCGTGTTGGCATAACCGAGGGCAGATAGGCCCAAGTATTGCAGAAGAAATGATTACAATGGGTTGCAGATGGCGACCAAGTGATCGTACCGCAGGTGCTAGAGTAGCAGGTAAGAACCAACTGCATGAAAGATTGAAGGTAGACGAAGATACAGGACATCCTGGTATCGTTTTCTTTAACACATGTAGACAAATCATAGCAGATTTACCTGTTATCCCATCCTGTCCCAAAGGCTCAGACGATATAGATCAACGCTATGCCTCAGATCACACGTATGACTCATTGCGTTATGGCCTAATGAGCAGACCTAGATCTCTTTCACCATTCGATATGGGTAAAGGCGTACCCGAAAGAAACTACAAACCATCAGATTCAACATTTGGATACTAAAATATGGCATTAATGGATAAACCTACTGATACGAACCCTGAAGATAGCATGGAATCTACCAATGTAGTATCTTTGGATGAAAGCGGAGATGTTGAACAAGAGAACTTAGAGTATTCTAGGCTATCCGAGTACGTTTCTGATCAATTTAGACGATCAAAAGACCACAGATTGCAAGATGAAACCCGTTGGTTATCCTCTTATCGCAATTATCGAGGCATTTATGGCCCAGAAGTACAGTTTACTGACACAGAGAAGTCACAGGCATTCGTTAAAATTACCAAAACTAAGGTTTTAGCTGCATATGCACAGATGACAGACGTTTTGTTTGCAGGATCTAAGTTTCCTATCGGTATGGAAGCCCGTAGATACCCAAATAATGTGGCTGATAGCGTACATTTTGACCCAAATGCTCTTACAGATGAAAAAGTTAAAGAAAAAACGCAAGTAGACTACAAAGTACCTCGAAATATCGTCCGTCCAGAGATTGCACGGGATTTAGGGCTATACCAAGACAAGCTAGAGCCTATTAAAGATGATTTAGAGGCAGGTGCAGGTACAAATCCAGGTTCTATCACGTATGAACCCGCAAAACGTGCTGCACAACTGATGGAAAAGAAGATGCACGACCAGTTGGAAGAAACCAACGCCGATAAGCATCTACGATCTGCTGCATTTGAGTGTGCATTGTTTGGTACAGGTATTATCAAAGGGCCATTTGCCTTCGATAAGGAATATCCACGTTGGGACGACGAAGGTAACTACGATCCTATCATGGAAACCATACCTAAGATAGAATATGTAAGTATTTGGGATATGTATCCTGATCCTGACGCTAGAAACATGGCAGAAGCAGAATATGTAGTGCAGCGCCATCGTTTAAGCCGTTCACAGCTAAGAAACCTAAAGAAACGCCCACATTTCCGTGATGAAAGCATAGAATTAGCTATTGAGTATGGCCCTGACTATGCACGAGAGTACTGGGAAGATGCACTAGAAGATCACACACAATCAGACACTATTGAGCGTTTTGAAGTGATTGAATACTGGGGTATGATGGATTCAGAGTTAGCAGAAGAAGCTGATCTGAAAATACCTAAACAATTTAAAGATCGTGACCAGATGGAAGTTAATGTCTGGGTATGTAATGGTCAGATTATACGATTAGTCTTAAATCCATTTACACCAAGCCGTATTCCATTCTGTGCAGTACCTTACGAGCTAAATCCTTACGGATTATTTGGCATCGGTGTTGCTGAGAACATGACTGATACACAATTACTGATGAATGGGTTTATGCGAATGAGTGTGGATAACGCTGCACTATCAGGCAACCTGTTGATTGAGATTGATGAAACAAACCTAGTACCTGGACAAGACTTATCTGTGTACCCTGGCAAAGTCTTCCGCAGACAAGCGGGAGCGCCTGGTCAAGCCATCTTCGGCACAAAGTTCCCTAACGTATCTAATGAGTTGCTAATGATGTTTGATAAAGCTCGTCAGCTATCAGATGAGAGTACAGGCATTCCGTCTTTCTCACACGGGCAAACAGGTATCACAGGTGTAGGTCGTACTGCTTCAGGTATGTCTATGCTTATGGGTGCTGCGGCTTAAGGTATTAAGACAGTGGTGAGAAACGTAGATGATTATCTACTAGCACCATTAGGCAAGGCATTGTTTAGCTTTAACATGCAATTCAACTTCGACAAGCAATTTGCTGATGGTGATCTTGAAGTAAAAGCTAGAGGTACAGAAAGCTTGATGCGGAATGAAATCCGTAGCCAACGCCTACTACAGTTTATGCAAATGACGCAGAACCAACAAATGGCCCCGTTTGTTAAATATGATTATGTACTTCGTGAGTTGGCAGCTTCAATGGATCTTGATGAAGATAAGATTTTGAATGACCAACGTGAAGCAATTATCCAAGCTAAGATGATGGCTGAGATACAAGCGATGATGCCCCCACCTCCACCGCAAGCTGCACCTGCTGAAGGCGCACCTAACCCTAGTGATCCTACAGGTAATGGCGGTGGAAATATAGCACCAGGATCAGCACCCGAACCAGGCGCACCAGGATTTACTGGATCAGGCGGCGGTGACAATGGTGGCAATGAACCAGCGCCAGCTAATGCACCACAGCAACCACCAGTACAATAATAAATAACCACTAAGTATTCCAATTTACTGGAACACTGGAACACCCCCCCCTACATCACTATAATTAAACAATAGGGTTAACACACCTATGGATAAACAACTGTATCGTGCGCTGCTTATGTTGGTGAACGATAAGAAATCAATGGAACTTCTAGTGGAGTATGCAGAAGCAAAGATTTCTCTGCACCACAAACAACTAGAAGCCTCAAAAGATCACCACGACATTCTAAGAATACAAGGCGCTATTGCTGAGTTGCGTAGATTTAAAACACTTCGTGACGAAGTAGTTAAGGGAGCAGAATAATGAATAAGAATGCTAGAAAAGTAAAAGGTGCAAAGACCCGTAACGGTAAGCCTGTTTGGATTAATGACGAAGATGATGAACCTTATTCAGAAAAATCTATGTCTTTTGAATACGCAGATGGTCAAATCGTGTCACCTACAATTGATCCTAATACAGGAGATTTTTACGATTTAGATGAGCTATTCAAACATTATAAAAAGAATGGCCCTTACGATATGTATACAGGCGAAAAGCTACCTGTATTCGAAGATGTTACAACTGCGGATGCCTATTCTATATGGCGTTCAGATAACATGTTTAATTTCGAT